AAGGGTGTTGAAATTACATTCCAACTCCTGGGCAATCTGGCGTTTGGACATATTCTTGGTTTCTTTTTTATACCAGTCTTCATCTCTGTCGGGGTGTACATCCCATGTGAGAGTTGTTAAGTTAAAGTTGTTGCCCCCGTTTTCAGCCTCCGTACAGGTTTTATGGAACCAGTTTCCCACGCCATTAGGGGTAGATAACGCAATACAGCGACCACCCGTTGAAAGGGTGGGATACAGGCCAGTCCAAAGTTCGTCGAGGTTCTCAATGTGGGCTGCCTCATCCAGCACTAAGAGAGACAAGGCTTCTGACCGGCCAGCATCACCAGAGGTAGAAGCAGCTTTAATTGAAGAACCATTAGAAAGCTCAAAAGATGTCCGATTGTCCACGTCGATTGTTGCTATTTTCAACCAATCGGGAAGCTGTCGCATGACACCTTTCACCTTTTTGACAAGGTTTCCTGCTGTCGCGAATTTTGTTGCCATTACAAGAATAGCTTTGTCTCGATGAAACAACATCATCCACACAATATAGCCTGCTGTAATCGTGGAGATTCCAAGTTGGCGTGCTTTGAGAATAACATTAAAACGATAATCGTTAAACTCTTTAAGGAGTTCGTCTTGGAAGTCATAGGTATCAAATAAAATCAGCCCGTGCATCGGGTGAGATATACGGGCATACGTCTTGAGGAAATAAGATGGATCCTTACCGCATTTTAATATTTCTTTGACTCGCTGTTTCTTGTCTAACTGAAAACTCATTCGTCATTGTCTTTGGTTTCTTTAATACCGCGGCCGGTGTTGGGGGGGCTATAATAGCGACCGAGACTCTTTTGCATCTGACCCAATGAGAAGGCATCTTGCCCGGTTATTGATGCTGCCAAATAATCAATGCTTATATCTAAGTTGTCTATAGCAGATACTAGTTTTTTTAACAGCTCTGTGACTTGCGGGCCTTCGAGTTCTTCTTCAATGATCTGCTTAAGTCGGGATTCAGAAAGTTTCATTCTTGATAATCCTCGGGATATTCCGCAACATCCATTAGAGTCTGGAGATCCGCTATTATTTTTTGTCCCATCTGGGTTGCGATCTCATCAGGCAATTCTTGGAATGCCTCTTCCAATTCCTGATAAGCCTTTTCTATTTTTTGAATCAACTCTAACGGTTCAACAGCGCTTGTGCTATGAGGGGGTGCTGCTTCTCCGGCGCTGATATTATACCACTCGTCTTCATCCATAACTTCTTTGATCAAAGACATCAATTCTTCAAGTTGGAAACCCGCGGGTGGTCGGCCTTCGGCGCCTTTAACATATAGGGTCTCTTCTGCCGGATAATCTTCATCTCCGGGTCTCGATAGCTCCACACCAGGGATCTTTTCAAAGGCCATCTGGAATATGTCGGCGACGTCCTCGGCCTTTCGACCGTGGATTAATTCGCCAATGGTCATGACCAATTCATCTTGACTCATCGGCCGGGGGCGCATAGGAATGGATTCTGTGTCATCCGGCACCTTACGCCTAGGCAACGTATCCCGTGATAGTTTATCCATCGGCATTGTGTCTGCGGCGCCGGCAGATCTGTCGCGGCCTGGCGTACTTGCGCGGCGGAAGGAACCGGGATCTTCCGAAGGTTCGTACTCGGGATCTCCTTTAATACGTCGAAGCAGCTTCTTAATTTCTTCTTCAGAAGCTTCGCTAAGATCAATGTTTTCTTCTTGAAGATACTCTTCCAAGATGATGCGGTACAGTTGAGACTGAGAGAGATTCATGCGCGGTGGTTCCTATTTCTTGGATCGGGTATCGTTTTTCGGGCGTTTGCCCCAGCCTCCTTGGCCTAGAAAAGTTTCCCAGCTTCTTTCTAATCTATCGCGAGAGGGGGTTTCAATATTCATCTCTTCGGAAAGACCACCAACCTTATAGTGCTTCTTGGCTGTTACCCAACTGCGCACTCGGGATGAATTTTCAACGCGAACATCGACTTCGCCTTCTTCAATCAAAGTGACAGAGTCTCCGGTAAGTTTTCGGTACTCCTTTTTTAGCCAGCCGGCGATGTCAGTTAATCGTTGATCGATTTCTCCTTCAAACCCATTAGCGTATACTTCCTTCAGTTGAATTTCAGACTGGTAAGTTAGGCACATCATGTCCCCATAAAACTTTACATTAAAGCCGTCCATCACTCGCTGATCGATAAGAGCATCGCCCTCTTCTCTACGAAGAATACCGGGCTTCGCGGGTTTATAGTCTTCACCAAGCGCGCCGTCATATGAGTTGGCCGCGGCTTGTGAGAGTCCTTTTACGATATCGTAGATTGTTGCCATTATTTATTATCCTTTTTAATTTGCGGTCTCCAGCCTTCTATCCATCTGTCTTCTCTGTTCTCGACGTGTTGAATATAGCACTTATTGCAACAATCAAATTTGACGAGGCAAACATCATCCAATGATTTCTTTGGAAAAGATCCGCAGACTGAACAACATTTTACAGATTCTCTATTAAGTAGTTTTTTTGAAATCTTAATGCCATTAACATCTATTTTTTCTTGCCATACATCATTTTTGATTATTTTTTGATAGAATTCCCGCATCTGCTGTCGATATTCTTTTTCTTTGATCTCATCCCAATTAGCGCGGGGGTTCTCGATGGCACTCGGGCCGTACTTCTCAGCAATAGCCTGCTCTATTTTGGCAATATAATTTAAATCTTTATCTTTCATTGAATGCCTTGTACGCTCCATACGTTGTTGCCGACCCTACCACTATACCTCCAATAAACCACCACGTTTTATTACGCGGAGATGTCTTCTTTAGAGACTTGACAAGGGCCTGGATTTCTTTATCTTTTTGTTCTATGAATAAATCATATTCTTCGGTTAATGCATTGTGTTCGATTCTTAAACTTTCTATTTCCAAACGATGATGCTCTCCTAATATGCTTAATTCATATTGGACTTGGCTGTCACACGCAAAGGCCGCCATGTCATAGCTCGATAAGATCTCGGCTGTTGCTCGCTTATCAAACAAAACACCCTCGAATGGTGCGCATTGTCTTTCAGCTAAAATAGTAAACTGCGGAGTCTCTGCGTGAACGGAGAGACTCAGCATTAATATTAAATTAGGGAACATACTCAAATCCAAAGGTCCTTTCTATATCTTTAATTAGTCCTTCTTTGTCTTCGCTGAATTTCCTACTGTATTCCTCAGTTTTGTTTTGACGTTCATTTTCTAATTTAGCGCGCGCCTTTTCGTATTCTTCCTCAATGGCTGCTATCGAATTCAGATAGCTTTCCATGAGCAATTGTTTTTCTTGTATTTCTCTCTCATGAATTTCCTTGAGTCCCTGAATTTGAGCCTCTGTGGATTCAATCCGAGTGGTGTACGCTGATTCCATCAAATGATAGTCGTAGCGCGTCTTTAATACTATAATCCCAGCCAATAAGACTATTGCAATTACTTTCCAATTTTTGGTGACAAATTTCAATATCTGCTTCTTAATCATTGTGCCCTCGCAATCTAGCGATGCCATCAATAATCGTCTGGCCTCCAATATAGATTGCTGAAATAATCACCCAGTCATCGCTGGTGACGTGTCCTGTAAACGTGAGACCGGTTGCCGTAGCCCAGACCATCAACTTGCGTGATGTGAGCTTCGATAGCCATGTATCTACGAATGCTTTTGTTTGTGTCATCATTTTTTACCTCTCTTTTCTTTGGCAGCTGCATGGGCTGCAATCGCCATCTCTTTTTTCTTCTTTTCGCTCTTACCCTTAAACTGGGGAGCGTCGGACTTCTTAAAATCTTTGATATACTCGCCGGCGTCTGCGGCCGAGGACAGTATTTCTTGAAGCTCCGGCTCACCTTCTTGGGCTGTATCTACTTTTCTAATAAGATCCATAACCATCACAAGGTCAGGCGAGGCGACGTTCTGTGCTAGAATTTTGGCTACCTTTTGTTCGAGTCCCAATTCCATAAAAACTTCTAGCGCGCTCGTTTGAATAATGGAATCTGGATCCTCTTTGGTCGAAGGCCTACGGCCGGCTATGGCGCCGAGGTTATAGGAAAATCCTCCACCTCCTAGCGCCCCAGTATAACCACCAAATGTTTCATTAAGACCTTCTTCGCCGGCCAAAATCTGAAGTGCCATTTCGACGACTTCAACAGGGTTGGTACCCGCTTCGTCATCGCCAGTCATATACAACATAGCTTTCTCTACGAGGCCCATGATCTCGCGCAGTTTCTTGAAAGCTGCATCTTCCGGGCTTGGAGGATCTATGACATACCTATGACCACCAATCTTAAGCGCTTCTCTAATCTCTTCTTTGAGAATCTCTTTTAACTGGCCTTTGGTTAATTTCATTTCTTTGGCGCGCCCATCAGGCCGCGAGGTCCGCCTAATCTATCATGGACGCTTCCGCCAATCCCAAGACGCTTTTTCAGGGCCCACGGTTTTTCTGTAGGGGTGCCTATTCTCAATGGTGCCTCTTCTCCCTCATAAAATTCTTTCAGTACGATATCAGCTAATCTTGTGTCGATGTCGGCTTCGTATAGATCTACTCCCAAGTCATTAGCGATTGCGTCACTTAGAGAGGCGACGGCTTGTAAGGAAGTTCTAGACCCAGGCCATTGTCCTCCTTCTGTCAGAGTAGAAAGCTTTTGATCTTTCTTTCCTTCTAATCCCAAGCCTTGTCGAACATTAACGGCGGAGGCATCTTTTAAATAAGCAGCCATATTTGCCAATGTCTCGGCATCGTTTTCGTCTCCGGTATCCAGCGCCAAGATCATATCCATAATTTCTTTGCGCACATCCTCGGGCTCGCTAGCGATACCAACTCTGGAAAGCTTCTGAGATGCTTTGTGGCCAAGTGTGGCTGGATTCTCATAGTGCCCTGCGAAGCCGCCTTCTAGCAGCGCTTCTTTGATCTTCCTGCCTAACGGAGCATATATCGGCGGCGGATCATCATGGTACGTAGGCATGTCGACGGCCTTCATGGGCTCCCCGCGATATAATAAATCACGGCCTTTAGGTCCGTAGCGGTTGCTCTCCGGGGAGGGATCGGGTGCAGTTTCGAAGTCGCCTGCTAGTTCTATGGGGTCCTGCTCTACCGCCGAAGCTGTGTCGTCTGGGCCACCCATGGCCCCTACACCCTGGATGCCCGCCGCAATAGCGGCAACCATGGCAAGCGGCACTCCATATTTCCTGGCCAGATCTTGCATAACGCCTTCATCGATGAGGCGCCCATTTCTAATCTCTTCCTCAAGCAAGTTTTTAATTCGCTTTTTTTGAGTCTCGGTAAGTTCCGTCTTCTCGTCCATAAAGTAACGAGGATCAATGAACTTCTTGTTTTTTCTAAACGCCATGATATTATTCCCTTTAATACCCTGTATCGTATGGTGATTCGTCTGCATAGTAATCACGTTCTTTGGAGCCCTTAGCGTGTACAGTTTGGCCGCCGGGACCTCCTGGAGCGGTGGCACCGACATGTCGTGGGTTGTTTTCTCCAGCAAGGACACTAACCATTTCAGGTGTGAGATTGGTGTTGTTTACTCCACGCAAATCCTCGGGGGAGATGCCGGCTTTGAATAGCTTAAATAAATCATCAGTAGATAATGCGTCTTTGGGATCAGGGCCCGAGACACTAAAGCTTTCTTCTTCTCCGCCGGGCTCGTCGCCCATCTGTTGCATAACCTGGGCCGTCGTCGGTATATCGTCTGGCATATTGGTCGTAAAGCTTCCTATCTCTTCAAGCTCATCTCTATATGTCGTCTCGTGTAGAAAATACCGAGGGTCAATTCTTTTCTTGTTTTTTCTTATAGCCATTACATTTCTCCTTTTATATTTATTATCGGCTTGCTAAATCCTGTTTAGCACTATCCATTTCATCCTTGTGGCGCTCAAGCCAACGCTCAGCTTCTTCATCAGAAAGATCGTGAGTTAAACTCTTTAGTGCTTCCTTAGCGCTCATTGGTGGCTCCGTAGTCCGCATCTTTTTAACGACGTGATGGGCTGAATGGGGTTCAGCTGCTTCCGCCATGGTCTTTGAGATCTCTTCTTTGATAATCTGTTTAAGTTGTTGTTTTGTAATCTTCATGTTGCTAATCCATTCATGCTTAGTATCGCAATCAATCCGGGCACATTCTTTCGGACGTAAACGCCAGAGAACAATGTCTCGCACCGACCGCCGACATAAGCGATTGCCGACTCAATGTTTTTACTGATCTTTGGATCAGCCACCATCTCCTCCGACACAACCAGAATGAGCGAACCTGCAGCAGCCTTACCCTTGGGTGGAGGACATGCAGAACGATTCATGCAGTTATGAAGGATCACCGATCCAAGCTTTCCAGTATTTGGATCTTTTATCATCGTTGAGCCTAAGAAGGCTCGACCGTCTTCGCCCAAACATGTTTCCAAATCCTTGCTATCGAAAGATTGGATCGGTGAATCCTCGGTGGAGAGTTTTAAAATTTGGGCTAATGACTTCGCAAATTGTGTGTTGGCGACTGGATACATGCCGAGCATGCCAATCCGTCCGCGTAATAATCGAGTGGCGCGCTCGTTGTCGAGCACGATGTGAGGATGTGAGGCCACATCATTCATAAGAGTTAAAGCGTTCTTGGCGATGGTGGGGTTAAGATTCTCTTGTGCCGTTGGCCACGAGACAATATAGACCACCTTCCCAGCCGCCTGAACCGACTTCATATATCTTTCAAAGACAGGGTGCAGAGCGGTAACAGAACTACCGGTTCCTCCGCCACCACCAGCCAGGACAATAAGCCAATCAACCTTGCCTAGCTTGATGCGCAGAGCATCTTCAACGATGGCACCGTTCTGTGTTAGAACCTCTTTGCCATATTCTACGTTCTTGCCGATGCCGTCGCTATCGGGGATAAGGACGACATGGTCCTCGTCGACGTTCTTGGGGACATCCTTGCCTGTTGAGTTAACAAGCAGAGTCTTGTTGAAACCAAGCTCAATAAAGGCATTGGCCATTTTATTGCCTCCACCGCCAACCCCAACAAAGCCAATGTTTATAGAAGAAGCCGCAGTGTTCTCGGGGAGTAAATCTTCATCAGAGTATTCCATCTGGAGACCAAAGTCTTCTACCATGCCGAAGTCTTCGGCCTCTACCTGTTCGTGGTAACTGTCTTTCTCCTGCACAAAAGCAGGGGGTGGTTCTGCGGGAGGCAAAAAATCAAATTCATTTTTGTCGTCGTTTTCTTCTGACATTGGTTATTCCTTTGAGTCTTGTTCGCGCATTCTACTGCGCATTCTCGTTAAGGCTCCGGCTCGGCGTTGCGGTGTCTCATCAGGACTAGGTGGTGTTCCCGGATCTACGCCGGGTCCGCCGGCTTGGGCTATACCATCGTATTTCTTCTTCTCTTCGACCCAGCCGAGAATCTCTTCTTCAGTGACAGGCTCACCTGGGCCGCCGGGAATTGACGAATCGAATCCTCGCGTGGCTTGTATCCATCCGTCCTCGAAGTCATTTAATTTGGTTTCTGCCTCTTTATAGTATTCCTCGTCCGACTTTACTGTTCTGGCGCCATATTCTGGATCAGGAGTCACATCATGGCCGCCGGGGCCGTAACGGGCGTAATAGTCCTCTTCCGAGAGGGCGCCCTTTAACTCTTCCTTAATAATCTTCTTAAGTTGTCTCTTGGTTACTTTCATCGCGCGTCTCCTATTGATTGACTCTTGCGTATCCTGCTTTTTTCTCAATTACAATTTGCATGTCAACACAGTCTTTGAGCGAATCAAGATGTGAGATCAACAAAACGTTCTTAAAATACACTTTAATTAGTTCCAAGATCCTAATAAAACCCTCCATATTTTCTTCATCGAGAGCAGTGCCCGGTTCATCGAGGATGAATAGGTCGCTCTTAGGTAGTGACGAGACGCTCAAAAGAGCCAAACGAAGTGACATCGCACACAAAGTTTTTTCAGCGCCGGACGCCATTTCGATTGGGCGCGGCTCATGGCGAGGGTGTTTAATAAAGATATCAAACTTCTTGCCAGAGTCCTCAAAAAAGATTTCAAAATCTACGATGTTCGCGAGAACCTTCGCGATCTCCTGGTTGATGACTGGGAGCTTTCGTTTAATAATATCGTAAGCAATACCAGATGTGTGCATGCAACGCATATAAAGATCATAAGCTGAATATTCCTCCTGTAAGTCTGTGTATTCTTGTTTTTGTTCTCGGACGGTTTCTACCTTTTGTTCCATGGAGCCAACGTCCTTATAAAGTTCCAGGGTCCGTTCTTGACACAACTCATATTTGGCCTCAGCTTTTTCTAGCTTGGCATTACACGCATCAAGCTCTGTTGTAAATTCCTCAAAGTTTTCAATGGCTTCCTTATTTTCTTCATACTTGTTCTTTTTGTCTTCGAGATCTTTTAGTTCATAATGTAGCCGCTCTATCGAGGCTTGATTCTTTTCGAGTGAGAGATTAAGGTCAGCAACCTCGTTGGTAATCGTTGTTCTTTTGTGAATGATCTTATCATGTTTCTCAATTTGACCAGCAATAAACTCAGGACGAAGACTTAGAATCTTCTTCTCGATGGCGTCAACTCGACTGTGGGTGTCTCCTTGTTCATCTTCTACGTGAGGAAGGTTGACTACAGCTACGTTTGCGTCTCGAATAAACTTGCATTGTGGATAGTCGGTACCGCAGGGAATGCCGTCGAGTAATTTGGATTTACGTTCAATGTCTTCTATTTGTTGAGTGAGTTCTATGAGGGCCGCATCTTGGGTACATTTTTCAAGTTTTAAATCATCGATTGCTTTTTGCTGTTCTGCTAGCGCACCAATGTTTATCTTAGTAAGATATTCTTCCACTTTTTCAGAGATGCCGCGCTTAACGCTCAAGTCTACGCTATATTGTTTGTTGGCGCTTTCCAGGGAAGCCATCTGAATTTGCCTCTTGCGAATCTTTCTTTTGGTCTCGACAACATTGATAACTTCTTCGGGGATAGCTTCGATACTGTTCTTTAACTCATCGCAAGTTTCAGTTACCTGATCGATCTCTATCTTGAGTTCGTCACACTCTTCGGTATGGACCTCTAGTTCGCCTCTCTTGTCTTCAAGATTGGCCGAGGCCTCTTCTATCTCTTCATCATAGTTGCGCGCTTCTAGGCGCTTTAGGGCGCCCTTAAGGTCAGTGCTATCCTCCTTGGACAGCTTGAATTTCTTCTCGAAAATCTCCAAGTCAAGAAACTTGGCAATA